TCGTTAAGTGCGGTAAAGATCCTTCTTACTTCCTGAAAAACTATGCCCGCATCTCTCACCCGATGCACGGGCTTATGTTGTTTAAGACCTACGATTATCAGGATGTCTTACTAAACGACTTTAACGATTATCGCTTCAACATTATCAATAAGGGTCGCCAGCTAGGCATCTCAACGATTACGGCTGGTTACATTGTTTGGATGATGTTGTTTCATCGCGACAAAGCCATCCTCGTTATGGCTACCAAGTTTGAAACCGCAGGTAACTTGGTTCGCAAAGTCAAAAACATAATGAAGAATCTTCCTGACTGGATCAGGATTGCAAGCATCACAACCGACAACCGCACATCTTTTGAGTTGTCTAATGGTTCTTCCATCAAGGCTGCCTCTACCTCTGGTGATGCTGGTCGTTCCGAAGCACTATCACTACTCGTGCTTGACGAGGCAGCACACATTGAGGGACTAGACGATCTATGGACTGGTCTCTATCCAACACTATCTACTGGTGGTCGCTGCATCGCCATCTCCACGCCGAATGGTGTCGGTAACTGGTTCCATAAAACCTGCGTAGGTGCCGAGAGTAACGACAACAATTTTAATCTCACGACGCTTATGTGGGATGTTCATCCCGAGCGAGACGAAGAATGGTTCAAGAAAGAAACCAAGAACATGTCCAAAAGACAGATCGCCCAGGAGTTGGAGTGCAACTTCAACACCTCTGGTGAGACTGTTGTTGATCCTGCTGGGATCGAATGGATGATGTCTCTGGTCAAAGAGCCAAAGCATAGAACAGGCTTTGATAGAAACTTTTGGATCTGGGAAGAACACGATCCAAGCTGCAATTATCTTATCGCTGCTGATGTTGCGAGAGGCGATGGCGCTGATAGTTCTACATTCCATATTCTGAAACTTGAAACAATGGAGATCATTGGAGAATACCAGGGCAAACCTACACCCGATCTTTATGCTAACATGCTAAATCAAGTGGGCAGAGAGTTTGGAAATGCCATGATGGTCGTGGAAAACAACTCTATTGGCTACACCGTAATAGACAAACTCATAGAGTATGCTTATCCAAATCTATACTGGTCTGTTAAATCTACACACCAATACATCGACCAACATCTCGGCGAGCATCAGACCGGAACTATCGCCGGTTTCTCTACGACGAGTAAGACTAGACCCCTCATAGTAGCCAAGTTGGAAGAGTTTATAAGAAACAAACTAATTAAAACGTATTCTTCACGTTTAACAAATGAATTTAGGACTTTTATTTGGAACAACGGCAAGCCGCAAGCAATGCGAGGTTACAACGATGACTTGGTTATGGCTCTTGCGATTTGTTGCTGGGTCAGAGACACAGCAATTCAATCAAACTCAAGAGACCTCAATTATCAAAAAGCCTTTGTCGATTCTATTATGACTTCTAGAACTACCTTGAACACACAGATAAGAGGACAAATAGGCTACACAGGCGACGACACAAATAGTAAAATACGTGAAGCACAAAATCTATATTCCCAACATATGTGGATAATAAAGTGAGAAACTAAATGGCACCCAAAAACCCAAAACAAGGCAAGAACCCAGCTAACAGAGACTCCCAGTTATTTAAGTCTCTTACTCGCCTGTTCTCAGGACCTATCGTTAGTTACAGATCAGAATCTGGTCGCAAGATTCGTAGACAACATCTTGACAAATACTCTACTAGGTTCAAGACTGCTTCAGGACAGCAGTTCAAGAAGCAGTCCTACAACCCTCTAGATACGATCGCAGCAAACGCTATCGCAAACCAGAGGCGTTCAGAGCGCTACATAGACTTTGATCAGATGGAATATATGCCAGAGCTAGCTTCTGCTCTCGACATCTACGCAGATGAGATGACTACATTCTCTGCCCTGTCTCCAATGCTAAACATCAAGTGCCGCAACGACGAAATCAAAGCAGTCTTGAACATCCTTTATCATAAGATTATGAACATCGAACACAATCTTTTCGGTTGGTGCCGAACGATGTGTAAGTATGGTGACTTTATCTTGTATCTGGACATTGACGACAACGAGGGAATTCAATCAACGATCGCTATTCCTCTACAAGAAGTTGAGAGATTAGAAGGACTAGACGCCACAAACCCAAACTACGTTCAATACCAGTGGAACTCTGCTGGAATGACTTTTGAGAACTGGCAGGTCGCCCACTTCCGTATCCTTGGAAATGATAAGTATGCTCCTTACGGAACTTCCGTTCTAGAGCCCGTCCGCCGCATTTGGCGCCAGCTTACTCTTATGGAAGATGCAATGATGGCTTACCGCATTGTTCGCTCTTCCGAGCGCAAGGTTTTCAAGATCGATGTCGGTGCTGTTCCTCCACAAGAGGTTGAGCAGTTTATGCAAAAGATTGTGTCTCAACTAAAAAGGCATTCTATTGTTAACAAAGACACTGGTCGCGTAGATCTTCGCTACAACCCAATGTCTATTGAAGAGGACTACTACATCCCAGTTCGTGCTGGCTCTGTGACCGACATCCAAAACCTTGGCGGTGGACAAAACACTACAGCGATTGACGATGTAAAGTATCTACGCGACAAAATGTTCTCTGGAATTAAGATCCCACAGGCTTACCTGACTATGGGTGAGGGCGCACAAGAAGATAAAACAACACTAGCCACGAAAGACATTCGTTTCGCTCGCACCATCCAACGTCTACAGCGCTCTATGATTCACGAGTTAGAGAAGGTCGGCATCATCCACCTTTACACTCTCGGCTACAGAGGAGAAGATCTCCTAAACTTCAAGCTTGCTCTCAATAACCCGAGCAAGATTGCGGAACTACAAGAGCTAGAGCACTGGAAGACCAAGTTTGACATCGCAGCATCAGCAACAGAAGGTTACTTCTCTCGTCGCTGGGTTGCCGACAACATCTTTGGAATGTCTCACGAAGAGTTCCTACGCAACCAACGCGAACAATACTACGATCGCAAACACGACACAGCCCTTGAGGGTGTCGCTGAAGCCGCCGCAGGCGGTGATGGCGGCGGCGGGGAAGCAGGCGGACTCGATCTTGGTGGCGGTGGTGAAGAGGGTGGCTTAGATCTCGGCGGTGATGCAGGCGGTGGCGATCTAGATCTTGGTGGTGATGAGGGCGGTGGCGATGAAGGTGGCGGCGACGAAAGCGCACTTCTAGCAGCACCTCCGGGTTCTCGCAACTCACCACGCTTAGCCAAGTCTCTCGGTAAGCGTGCGAGAGCAGGCAAGAAGTATGTAACCAAGGGCGCTAAGGGCAAAGCTTACCAAAAAGTAGCGACCGATAAGAGACCCCAAGGCGCAAGAACTCGCAATTATGCCAGCGTCCCAACCCCTGAAATGAACACCTATAGAACCAATAATCTTGGTGGCTCAGAACTAAGTTCTCTCGGCAGGGGCATTTATGAAGAGCAAGACCCTAATTACTTGCGAGACCACGAAGAAGAACAAACTCTTCTTGAGGTCAACCATTCTATGAAGATGCTCATTGAGAGTTTGGAAACTAAGACAACGGAGAACAACAATGAAGAATAGACACAACAAGAAGCGCAACACGGCTTTTGTTTTTGAGGCTCTCGCCCGCGAAGCTACCGTAGCCATTATAAAGGGAGATAACGAGAGAAAAGAAAAAGTTGTCTCTATTGTGCGCAAGCACTTCACCACAGACTCTCTGTTGAAGAAAGACTTGGAATGCTACCGCTCTCTTTACGAAAACCAAGATCTTGACGAACCCACCAGCAAAAAGATTATGGAAGCGGCGATGGCTGCTAAGCGTCTCATCGACGCAGATGGTTTGTTCAAGCAGCAAACAGCAGTCATAAACGACATCAATAAAGACTTGAGTCCAGACACATTCAACAACTTTGTGCCGAACTATAAGTCACTAGCAACGATTGCCAAGATGTTTAACACAAACTCTCCAAAGCAATCTGTTATGCTTGAAGCAAGAATAGTAGAAGGAATGACCGGCAAGCTTGAAGAGCAGGTGATGGCTCCCATTGACTCTATTACCTTCTCTACTTTTACAAAGAAGTTCAACGAAAAATACGGAAGCTCTTTGTTAGAAGAGCAGAAGAGCCTTCTCAACAATTACATCTCATCATTCTCTCAGGATGATCTTGAAGCAAAAATCTACTTCAACAGAGAACTCGGCAGACTAAAGCAGTCACTATCCGAAGCTACAAAGGTAGAAGAGATCGCCAATGATCCAGAGATGCTCAAGAAAACACAAGCCGTAAGAGAAAGGCTTGAGACTCTATCAAAAGAAACAAGTTTAAACGAGTCTACCCTGCTGACCATTATGAAAACACAGCAGTTAGTAAAGGAAATCCACGACGATGCCGATCACAGTTAGAATTGTCCCAATCCCAGAGCCTATAAAGGTTACGATAAAGCCGAAAGCTCCACCCCCCACGGTAACGCTAGAACTAGACATTCGCAAGTCCCTGAGTGGTGATCTAATGATCTTTGACCACGGAGACCTAGACATCGTGCTTTCTGGAAAAGACAAGAAGATTACTGCCTTTCCAAAGCAGACTATGACCGATTTTACTTACGGCGCACAAAACAGATTATTCGCCCATCTTGCTCGCAAAGGTATCATCATACCTGAATCAATCCAGGGCGGCTCTTATTACGGCGCTATGGAAGCCACACTACAAGAAGCTGCTGACGGCAAATTAAACGCTGCTAAGTTTGCGCTTGTAAACATTGAGAGATTCATCAAAGAAGAGAAGCCCTACTACGATAATGTTGAAGCGGTGGTCTCCGGCGTTGATGATGAATACACCGACCCAGACAAGACCGATTCAACAGAACTCGGCGAAGTCCCCCAGCGTGATGAACAAGGCTCTATTCGTCCTGGCTATGGACCGAATAATGCCTACACCATGTCTTACATGTATACAGTATAGGAGTTCAAGTGGAACTATTATTATTCGTCTTAATAGCCTACGGACTAACACAAATTTTAGTCTATAGCGACATGCCCATAATAAAAAAACTAAGACCTCACAAGGAGTCCTACCGGGGCTACGGTAAGATTTTTCACTGCCCCATGTGCATGGGCTTTCACGTCGGGTGGTTTTTGGTCCTGCTTTCCCCTTGGACCGAACTATTTACGTTTGATGCAACCCTGATAAATGCTTTTATGCTTGGTTGCCTCTCGTCTGCTACCTCCTATGTTCTTAACATGGTGTTTTCGGATGAAGGAATTATGATAAAGCACAATTATGAGAAAGATAACTTTTTTGGAGAAGAGTGATGAACAATTACCTAATTAGTAAATGGGGACTACAACCCGTCCGTCGTTGCTGTAAAGGCTCTTAGCTCGCGCGGGTAGCGCCCGCATAAAGGAATACAAATGAAATTACTACGAGAATACTACGAACTATGTGAAGGAGGAGTGTGCCAAGACCTGCTTACCGAAGATGAAAAACGTTTTGTCGCCTCTGGTGGTATGTACCTAACTGGTAAACTACAACAAGCCAACACTCAAAATGGCAATGGAAGAGTTTATCCACTTGAGGTTCTTCAGCGCGAGGTTGAAAACTACACAAAGCTTGTAAAAGAAAACAGAGCACTTGGGGAATTAGATCACCCAGATGATTCTGTTATTAATCTCAAAAATGCTTCTCACCTTGTTACATCTATTTGGATGGACGGCGACACTGTCATGGGCAAAGTTAAGGTTCTTGACACCCCATCAGGCAAGGTTCTTAAATCTCTCGTAGAGTCAGGCGTTAAGCTTGGCATTTCTTCTCGTGGTATGGGTTCAGTAGAAAACAGAAATGGTCAGACGGTTGTTCAAGATGACTTTCAACTTATCTGCTTTGACTTCGTTTCAGAGCCGTCAACACCAGAAGCATTTATGGTGAAAGAAGGAAAAGAATACACTAACCAAGTATTTACAAAAGCAGACCGCATTAACAGATTATTGAACGAGGTATTAAAAGATGGCGACTTGGAGTAGTTTTGAGAAAGATAAGCTTTTAGTAGAACACTGGCGCAAGTTTCTTCAAGAAGAGTCCCAAGTTGTTTTTGGTTTAAATTCAAAAGACAACAGCGATTCGTTAATAAATATTCTCAACAAATTGGCTGGGTTTTTAAACCCGCAACAAAAGATAGCAATCATAAATCTAATTGCTGATGCAGCTAGTGACGAAGACATCATGTTGGAGGCAGCAACTCTACAAGGCGCCAAGTCTGAAAAAGACAGAGTTTTTTCCGCAGAGACTGTCAAGGAAATCCTTCAAGGCATCGCCAAACTTGAACTAGATGCGCAAAAGACAAAAGCAGTCATAAAGGCATTGAATTATTGGGGCAGAGTTAATACAGTCAATTTTGAAAAACCAGCCTCCGCAGCAACACCTGTTGAGGTTCCAGATGAGGAAGCGAACACACCCGCCGCAGAACCTGATCCAGCAGCAGAGCCAGAAACAGTCGATGAGCCCGCACCCGACGAGCCCGATCCTGCCGCAGAAACAGGCGAATTGGAGGATAAGGAACGTGTTGCAAAAGAAAAGGCTGCGGAGGCTACTCCAGAAGAAAAAGAACAAAAGAAACAACAACTCGTACAACAAGTTAAAATTTTAAGACAAGAAGATAGCCCAGACAAAGGCTTCCTTGGCTTATTGCGAAACAATCCTTTTAGCTTTATGTTCTCCATACCATCAAATATTGTCGATGGATTGATTACCGTTTACAAACTTGAGCCAGAGCAAAGAACCAAGGGTAACCTTTCAAAAGTCGTTATTCAAGAAGTCTTTGATATTGGTGATTCAATTGCATACGATTTGCTTCCTGATAACACTCCATACTTATTGAAAGAAAGAAAATTTAAAGAATTGTTCACCGGAGTGTTAACAAATATCACAACCAAGGGGCAAAAAGCCCTCACCGCCGCAGTAAAGCTATGTAAACTTTGTAAGGGTGTACTATCTGGAAAGGCAATTATTTCTAAAATTCCAAAAGTTGGTGGCTTGGTCGTGGCTCTTGCACAAGCTATTGCAGTTATAGCGTGCCCTATTGCTAAAATTGCACCAAAATTACTTCCCTTGATGAGAGGAGATGCTTCTAGTTTTTCAGAAAATCCATTTTTTACGGCTGGACTATCTGGAAAAGGGGCAACCAAAGATAATAACAAGCTTGTAATTGTTGATAAAAAAATCATCAAGCGCCCTGGTGTTCCTGAAGTCTTGCAAAGAATTGAGGCAACAGAGTTTGAAAACAAACAAGATGCTGAAATGTATGCTTTAGGTTTACAATCATACGCCTCAATTCTAGGTGGATTTGAAAAGATTGACACTAGTGGGATCTTTGCAGACGAGCCAGAAGAAGCTGAGACCGAACCGATCACCCCAGTGGCGACTGCTGCTTTACAAGAATCAAAACAAGTGATAAGATGGAAACAACTAGCAGGAATATCATGAACAAATCACAACTCAAAAAGCTAATCAAGCCAGTTGTAAAAGAGTGTATCCAAGAAGTCCTCATAGAAGAAGGTCTTCTTACAGAGGTCGTATCTCAGGTCACCGCTGGCTTGGCTAAACAACCAATTGTCGAGACAAGAGAAGCAAAAACCAGTATGGGTTTGGGAAAAAGAACTAACATTCCCAACGACAACCTATTTAATGAAGACTTGCAAATGCAGCGTAAGTCCCGAGAGACGAATAAGAAACTACAAGAGCATCGCAGAAAGCTACTGGACTCAATTGGCAATGATGCCTATAATGGAGTGGATCTTTTTGAGGGCACAGAGCCCTTAAGAAATACTGGTTCACCCGGTCAAGCACACAAACCAAGTGTCCTCGGTGACGATCCAAGCGATGCAGGCGTAGACATCTCTTCGCTCCTGGGGAATGCAAGTAAAGTCTGGCAAGCCATTAAATAGGATTTAAAATGAGCAAAAGAAGAGGTTCCAACGTTGTCGTAAAGGCAAGAGAATGTCGCGGTAATCACGACAAGATGATTCGTAAGTTCATCAAGAAGTGCAAGAAAGCAAAGATTCTTGAACAAGTAAGAGACAGAAGGTATTTTAAGAAACCATCTGATGAAAAGCGCCATGCAAAGCAGGCTGCTATTCGTAGGCAGAAGCGAGATGTCGCTAAGCAAAAGGCTAAAGAAGCCAGCCGCGAAAGAAATAGATAAGACTATTTACTTACGACTATGTAAAAACGGAGGTTTCTTATGTCTAACTTTATCAAGTCCTACCAAGCGAATGTAGGACTAAACCACACACCTGCCTATCAGGTCTCGGGACAGCCATTTGCTACTGGGTCTATTAATGCGGGTGGGGTTGCTGTCTCTGTTGACTTTCCTTATGTTACCCGCTGGTTTCAGGTAATCAATGCAGCAGCCACCCCCCTAAAAGTTGGCTTCTCAAAGGCTGGCGTTGATGGAAGCAATTTTCTAATTGTTGACGCATCTGGTTCTGCTGGCTACGGCAAAAGTGAGGTCTACGAATTAAAGGTCTCGCAGGTTTGGCTTTCTGGCTCTGCTCAGTGTGGCGTCCTCGCAGGTTTAACCTCCATTCCTATTTCTCGCACCACAACCGCTGACGGCACAAGCTGGTCAGGTTCTGCTGGGGTGGGCTGATAGATGGCTCAGTTTGGTTGGGCATACGTCAATTGCAATGATTCTAATCTTGGTGCCAATATGGGCGTCAGGTATGTTTCTGGTTCTGCCGTAACTGCATCGTCTACTTTCATTTATGATGTAGACAATAACAAAGTTACCCTAGATGGCGACATTGAGATCAACGGCACTGTAACTGCTAGTTTCTTTGTTATTGATCACACAGAAGTCCTATCTGGCTCTACCATTTTTGGTAACACAACTGATGACACCCATCAAATAACTGGCTCCTTGTTTGTTGGAGCCTCCGCTAGTGCTCCTGTCTTTAGGGTTGACCCCTACACAAGCCAGTCGGTTACGACAGGTTTTAGAGTGGCTTATCAGTCGGTTACGGCATCTGGTGTCACATCATCAAACTCTAACTACATTATTGGAATAGGTGGCAGCACTACTCTGGAGTTTAGAGTTCATTCAGCCTCAGTGGCTGGTGCCGGCGGCATTCTGTTAGTGAAAGATGAGGCAGCATCCCGCGTTGGACCTATTGTGATTTCCGCCTCCAGCGGAGAGACGATCGATGGAGCAGCATTCTATGAAGTTTCAGGCTCTAATCCCTCCATCTCGCTTTATTCCAATGGCTCAAATTGGTTCGTGTTCTAAATAAAAGGAGTGATTAGATGGCTTATAACACTCTGTCAGGAACAGTCGTAGCGAACGAAGTTACAATCTTAAAAGATAACGGACCTGATGCCAACATCGTTATGGGTGACTTCTATGGTGATGGAACCAACGTCACTAATGTTGCTCGTGTTGTAGCCAACGACATTAATGACTATGTTGTTACGCTTGGTAATCAAGCTCAAAGCTTGGTTGGAGAACCAAACTTAAGATTTAATGGCACTCGTCTCTATGTGAATGCTCCAGTTACCGCTTCATCTATGAACCTAACAGGTCTGCAATCTGGGCAAGCAAGCACCGATTCTTTTCTAGCTATTGACTCAAACAACAACGTCGTCCTCACCTCCTCTGTTGGTGGAGGAAGAATAGCTAACCCTCCAAACTCTGTTCAGTTTGAGGGCAGTAGCAACGTAACCGGCACCTTGGATTTTATTTTTAATCCTCTCTCGGCTAGTCTTTATGTCTCAGGAGCAGTTAGTGCTTCATCTATGCAGTTGACCGGCTTGCCAACCATTTCAAACCCAGAAGATACGACGCTATTAGCAATTGATGTCAGTGGTAACCTATTCAAGAGTGTTTCGACACCATCATCTGGTCCGATCTATTCTTTACAATTTGAGGGAGACGACAACGGTGTTAGCGGTTCTAGCAACTTTACTTACAACCCTAATCTCAATAAGGTTAACTTAAGCGGCAACCTGATTATCTCTGGCAATATTACAGCCCACACGTTCGACATTATTCACACAGACATCATAGAGATTGATGCCTCTGGTTCCACATTCTTTGGAAACAGCAACGATGATGTTCACGTCCGTACAGGCTCCCTATCTATTATGTCCTCATCAGGAGAGCAGTTCGGAGTAGACGTTGAGAATAAAATCACCACTATCAACACAGGCATAGTCCTCAACAGAGTCACGACAGCAACAAACTATACAGCCAACAAGTCAAACTACATCATCGGAGTAGACTCAACAAGCAACCCAGTAATTGTAACGTTGCCCGATGCTGCCACTTTATCCAGCGGTCACGCATTTATTGTTAAAGACGAAGGGGGCGCAGCTTTCGCTAATAACATAACGATTTCAGCATCAGGATCGCAAAAAATCAACAACTCAAATACAGCAGTTTTAGAAGTGCCCTATTCATCTATTCAACTTTATTGTAACGGCACCAGTGGTTTCTTCATTTTCTAATTTCCACTAATGTTTGAGGTTCCTATTTATCATTGAATAGGCAAGGCTTTGCCCTTGTTTATCTTACGACATTATAGGAGGATTTTATATGTCTAATTACGTTCCCGCAAAGGGTACTCAGGATCCACTCTGGAAGGGTGGTGGTCTTGAGGTTTCTGGTTCAGGCGTCTTGCGCGTTTCTGGTACTGGTACAAATGGTGAGGATATCCATCAGGATTTCCAAGATCACCTTGGAATTACTTCCGTCGAGACTCGTCTCTCTCTAGCAGAGGATGAGGAAGCTGCCGACATGGTGTCTCTCGACACTCGCATCACTGCTCTAGATTCAGAGCAGGATGCCGATCAGGCTTCTCTTGATCTTCGCGTTTCTAACGAAGAAGATAACCGCGTCGCTGCTGATGGTTCTCTCACAACTCGCCTAAGCTCTGAAGAGTCTAAGCTTGTTGCCGAGATGGCTTCTAACGATTTAGCCCACGGCTCTCTAGAGACCAAGATCTCTGTAGACGTTTCTGCTGCTAACGCATCTGTTGACCTTCGCGTCAGCAACGAAGAAGATAACCGCGCTGCTGCCGATCTTTCTCTCACAACCCGCTTGGGTGCTGAAGAGGCTGCTCGTGCTGCTGAGGACACCGCTGAAGCTTCTCGTCGCCTCGCTGCTGATGGTTCTCTAGAGCTTCGTCTAAGCCAAGAAGAGTCTCTCGCTCTCGCTGAGTTTGGTTCTGTTGACGTTCGCGTCGCTGCTGAAGAGGGTGCTCGTGCAACTGCCGACACTTCTCTCACCACACGTCTAACTGCTGAAGAGTCTGCTCGTCTCTCTGGTGATGCTTCTGTAACAGCCGTCATGTCTGCTGCTGACAGCAACATGATTGTCAAGATAGAGGCTGATGATGCTTCTCTCAAGGTTCTTCTTGACGCCGAAATCTCTTCTACCAACTCTGATGTTGTTAGGCTTGACGCTGCTGACGGCTCCCTTGAGACCAAGATCGATGCTGACGTTTCATCTGAAGCTTCTTCTCGTGTTGCTGCCGACGCTTCTCTCGCAGTCGTTGATGGCTCTATTGAGACTCGTTTGGTTGCTGAAGAAGGCGCTCGCGGCACCGCTGATAGCTCCATCGTAGTTAAGATGTCTGAAGATGATTCAACTGAAGCTTCTATTCGTCTCGCTGCTGACGGTTCTCTCACAACCCGTTTGGGTGTTGAAGAAGGTGCTCGCGCAACTGCGGACACTTCTCTCGAAACACGTCTTTCTACTGAAGAGTCTAAGCTTGTTGTTGAAATTGCTGCCACTAACGCTGACTTCGTTTCTGCTGATGCTGCCATGGTCGCCGAAGTTTCTAGTCGCCTTTCTGGTGATGCTTCTCTCAAGGTTCTTCTTGACGCCGAAATCTCTTCTACCAACTCTGATGTTGATAGAATTGATGCTGCTGGCTCTACTGAAGAATCTTCTCGCATTGCAGCCGACGCTTCTCTCACAACCCGCTTGGGTGCTGAAGAGGCTGCTCGTGCTGCTGAGGACACCGCCGAGGCTTCTCGTCGTCTCGCTGCTGACGGTTCACTTGAGACCAAGATCGATGCTGACGTTTCATCTGAAGCTTCTTCTCGTCTCTCTGGTGATGCTTCTGTAACAGCCGTCATGGCTGCTGCTGACAGCAACATGGTTGTCAAGATTGAGGCTGATGATGCTTCTGTGACAGCCGTTATGTCTGCTGCCGATCTTTCTCTCACAACCCGCTTGGGTGTTGAAGAGGTTGCTCGTGGCTCTGTAGACACTCTACTAAGCGCCGGAATCTCTTCTGAGGCTTCTAGCCGCGTCTCTGGTGATGATTCACTCGATAGCCGCATCACTGGTTTTGTTGCTGAGATGAAGGACGTTGCTCGCATCGGTGGTAAGACTCTTACCTCTTCTGATGAGCATCACATCGTCGCTAACGCCGATGCCCAGACCTTCACTCTACCTGCTTCTCCAAACGAGGGTGACTTCTGGTTCATCAAGAACTTCAACGGTGTTGACGCTACCTGTATCGTCGCTGGTAACGGCAAGATGATTGATGGTCAGTCCAGCATCACACTAGACGTTCCAAACGCTGCTATCAAGGTCGTTTACGATGTTGATGCTGGTGGAACAGGTGTTGGTGGTTGGTTCATCTTCTGATAACTGCTTAGTTTAATTCTAAGGGGGCACCTCTTCGGGGGTGCCCCCTTTTCATTTTGTTAGTTCTCAAACGGATTCGTGCTACTATTTACGAGTGCTTACATTGGAGAACAAAAGAATGAAAATAAGCAAGAATGTTAAGATTGGAATTACAACCAAGTGTGATGAGAATCTGTTTGGTAATGGACTGAACCAGAACGTCTGGTTCCTCTACAGACTACTACAGGGCGCCGGTTATGATGTAAACTTGGTGTCTGAGTCAAGCAAGCATCACGGCAAGAAGTTGATAACCCAAGACATCCTGCCCCTAACTGCCGAGAACATCAAAGATTACGACATGATTATGGAGTGTGCCTTTGCTCTTGAGAACAACACGGCAGATGCTCTTCTTAAGAGTGGCGGTGTAAGAATCGGAATCCAGTACGGCAACCGCCTCCTAATTGATCTTGAGAACATGTTATTCAAACCCAAGAACGGTGGAATTGGTAAGAAAGACATTCACGAAATCTGGTGCTCTCCACATTTTGAGTTCTCAATTCCAGCGTTGGAGATTCTAGAAAAAACAGAGATGCATGTGTGTCCCTATGTTTGGAGCCCTGACGTTGTTACACACACCTACATAAACCACAAAGTTGATCCGTTCTTCAAGCCTTCGACAAATGTAAACAACATCTCTTTCTTTGAGCCCAACCTCAACATTGTAAAGTCTTGCATGATTCCTTGCATCATAGCTGAAGACCTTTACAACAGAAAGCCAGAGTTGATAAACGACATCTACAACTTTGGGTCTCTCAAACTCGCAGAGCACAAAACCTTCCTCTCGATGGTAAGTAAATTAAACATCAAGAGAGATAAGAAGATCTCTTTTGAAGGTCGCTATAAGTTGGTCTGGGCTCTGCATAAGCAGTTTGCAGGAACAATCGTCAGTCATCACTGGATGAATGGATTGAATTACTTACAACTTGAGGCTATGTACTTTGGAACACCCATCGTCCACAACTCCGAGTTCTTCAAAGAGCACGGCTACTACTATCCAGAGTGGGATGCTAAAGAGGGTTCTCGACAGCTACAGCGTGCGATTGAGACGCACAAGGGAACTTACCTTAACCAGCGCGAGAGAGATAGAGAAAAGCTATGGGAGTTTCACCCCGACAATCCTAAGAACATTCAGGGCTATGTTGATCTAATTGAGAATGCTCTCGCGAAGCATTTGAAGAAATAAATAAACAAAACTAGTTATTGAGAAAAAGGATTATAAATGGCTTATAACATTTTAAAAGATGATGTCGAGTTCAGTGGTGTAAATCTCGGAAACATCGAGGACATGATAAACGATCACGCTGATCAGACTGTTGGTGGAACTAAAACATTTTCTCAAATGGTTACAGCATCTGTTGGACTTTCGGCATCAGTGTTTTATGGGGACGGTTCTAATCTAAGTGGAATTACAACAAGCCCCATTGACACTTACAATAACTCTGGCGATAATAGGGTTCTAACATCAGTAGATTCCACCACTGTCCAAGGCGAGGCAAACTTAACATTTGATGGCTCTTCATTATCTGTAACTGGAGACGTGACTGCTTCTGCTAATGTCTCGGCATCAGCATTCCAAGGCGATGGCAATAGTCTAACAAACATAGGACCATCAAGTTTGAATCTTGGAGCAGGCTTGAGAGACCTTGCTGGCAACCTAGAGTTAAATTTGGACACAGCATCTGGATTGCAGGTTGCTGCTGGTGGGCTTAAAGTTTACCCAAGCACCCTTGCTGACGCTAGTGCCCTCGGCGATACTGACCTTTTTATTGCAGATCAATCAGGAAATAGAAAAGCAACTGCACTACAGATCTATAATTATGTTGATGGAAAAATAACAATTCCAGTAGTGGCTGGAGCCGATGGGCAAATTCAGTTTAACGATTCTGGCGATCTCGGAGCTTCTTCTAATTTAACTTTCAATTCTGCCACTAATACACTAACAACAACACAAATCTCAGCATCGTCTCTTGTTTCATCATCAATTTACTACGGTAGTGGGCTAGGCTTAACTGGTGTAAGTAAGATCGGCTTTGCTTCTTTTACAGCCAGTTTTAATGTAACACCACAACAGAGCATTGCTGCGATTAGCACATCTGGCTCTATTGTCACAGCATCTTTAGGCGCGGCTAGTAGCTATGACACAGCACAAGCCATCACGTTTAAGGACATAGCAGGAAGCGCTTCAGTCAACAATCTTGTTATAGAACCATCTGGATCTCAAACAATCGATGGAAGCAACAATGGAGTCAAGATAGAATTAGATTATGGCTCGGTAACAATCGCTTCAGATGGTGTGTCCTCCTTTTACATAATAGGGACAAACTAATGTCAAATCTCAGTTTAGTAAATGGCACCTGGGTTCTTGGACAGGCTGCCGGCTTTCCAGATTGGCGTGTCGTTAACCTAAGCGATGGAACTTGGTCAAGCAGCGACCCTGGCGGAAATGCACGAACCTCTGGGGTTGTCACTTCGGGCACCGAGACAACCGTAACTTGGAACGCTTTTACTGCTGGCTCTAGTGATTCTGTTGATGGATCGACCTTTGATGGATTACGCTATTACATACCTCTTACTTATACAGACGGAACTGCGGTACAAGTTGCCGATGCCGGAGCTACGATTGAAATGTGGGTAGACACCCCTAGAGTAATAGGCTCAGCGAGGACTCAATTTTCTCTTGGGATCTCTGAGGATCCAACCAACACTAGCAACAACACGAGTAAAATGAGTGGATTATATTGGTCATCAGACCAAACTAATAGTTATAATTACATAGGACAGATCAGAACCAGCGCCAGTCCCCTTACTGTTTTTAACACAGATAATCAATACGGCTATGGGCGCTGTGGTTTGGTTAAGGGAAATGGAGGCTACGCAACCGGCTGGGCTATCAAGACAGATGGAACTGAATCTGGAATCAACCAAAGAGCTTTGGTAGATTACACTGGGACACTTTACATGCAGATTAACATAGGTGCTCCCTCAACGCGCGTCATAAGCAACGGTCAGACAAATGTTTGGTCTGCTTTTTATAGAGTTTTGAAGACTCCCATAGGACCAGAAGGAAATAGACCATGACAATAAACAACAAGAACATAGAAAAATCTGAAGCGATTAGTGAAAGTGAAGAAGTGCTACTCGTCAGAACAGAGTGGAACAAAGCAGTCTGGGATAGTGTGAAAGCTGAAATTCTAGAGCGAATCTCCAATGGACAGACTCCAGTTTTAGAAACACACTTGCAGCAGTTGGGTCTATTTGAAGTTGTTGAGTTCCTAGCAACAGAATAGATAGCATAAAATCTGCTCTATTGATGTCGTTTAGTTAAAAACGATGTCTTTTACTAGTTACAGTTACTATTTAATTTGAAAACCATCATCATAGGAGTTTTTGTTAATGTCCTCGTTATTAGAACAAGCAATCGTA